TGCATGTCGGCGATAGCGAGCAGCTTCACTTCAAACCGCTGTTCGTGACGCTGAAGGTCGAGCCTGCCGGTACCGACAAATACGGCGTGCACCGCGAGGCGCGGAACAAGGTGTCTGGCTATTCCGCCGCCAAAGCAGGGAGCACCAGTGTTGCGCCGAGCCAAGCAGCGCCGCCGCCCCGCCCCGCGACAACGCCCGTGCCGGCCACCCGCCCGGGCACCGGCAGCACGCCCCCCTGGCGGCGCGTCTGATCGCAGGGGCCGCCATGGTTTGTCTGCCAATCCCGCCAACGCCCTCCGTATCGGCCATCTATGCCGCCTATGAGGCGGCGGCCGATCACGGCTTTCGGGAACATCTGGGCGCGTCACTGATCGGCACTGAATGCGAGCGCGCCATCTGGTACGGCTTTCGCTGGACCACACGCGCGAAGCATACGGGCCGCCTGCTGCGGCTGTTCGATACGGGCAATCTGGCGGAGGCACGCTTTGTCGCTGATCTCCGCCGCATCGGTGTCACAGTGCTGGATCTCGATCCAGCCACCGGGCGCCAATGGCAGCTACGCGATCAGGGCGGACATTTCGGCGGCAGCATGGATGCGGTGGCGATCGGTTTTCCCGAAGCGCCCCGCGCTTGGCATGTCTGTGAGTTCAAGACGCATAGCGAGAAGTCCTTCCTTGCTCTCAAGCGCGAGGGCGTCGCCAAATCCAAGCCGCTGCATTGGGCACAGATGCAGACCTATATGCATCTCGCCGGGCTGGAGCGCGCCTTTTACCTTGCGGTGAATAAGAACACCGATGAGCTCTATCAGGAACGCCTGCATTACGACGCCGAGGCGGCGCTGCGCATTATGGCCAAGGCCGAGCGTGTCATTGCCGCGAACCGACCGCCTGCGCGCATCAGTGACGATCCCGCATGGTGGCAATGCCGCTTTTGCGAGCATCACGCCACCTGTCACGAGGGTGCGATGCCTGAGCGGCATTGCCGCTCCTGCCTGCATGCATCGCCCATCAATGACGGCGCCTGGCATTGCGCGCGGCACAACCATCAGCTTGGCCGGCGCGACCAGGAAGCCGGCTGCGTCGCGCATCTCTTTATCCCGGACTTCATCGCCGGCGAGCAGGAGGATGCTGGTGAGGATTGGGTCAGCTACCGGCTGCGCGATGGTACAGAGTGGCGCGACGAGGTGGCGGCATGAGCCTTTCCCTTCGTCCCTATCAGAGCGCGGCCATTGAAGCGCTCTACGACTATTTCGGCGCCAGCGCTGGCAATCCGCTTGTCGTGCTTCCAACAGGTACGGGAAAAAGCCTGTGCATCGCGGGCTTCACGCGTGAAGTCATCGCCGCTTATGGCGACACCCGCGTGCTGATCCTCACCCATGTGAAGGAGCTGATCCAGCAAAACTTCATGGCGCTTCTGCGCGCCTGGCCCGATGCGCCAGCCGGTATCTATTCGGCCGGGCTGTCGCGCCGCGACATTCACGCGCAGATCCTGTTTGCCGGAATTCAATCTATCCACCGCCATGCATACAAGGTGCAGCGTTGCGATCTGGTTTTGATTGATGAAGCCCATCTGCTCGGGCGCAATGACAGCGGCATGTATCGCCGCTTTCTCGCGCAACTCAAGGAGATCAACGCCGGCCTCACCAAGGTCGTCGGTTTCACCGCCACGCCTTACCGGCTGGACAGCGGCCTGTTGCATGAGGGTGAGGATCGGCTGTTCACCGATATCGCCTATGAGGTGCCTGTGCTGGACATGATCCAGCAAGGCTATCTCTGCCCGGTCGTACCCAAGCAGACCACGACCCAGCTTGATGTCGGTGGTGTTGGCACACGCGGCGGGGAATTCATCGCCAAGGACCTTGAGGCCGCAGTCGATCGCGATGAGGTGACGCGCGCCGCCGTGGCCGAAATTGTCGAGCATGGTGCCGAGCGCGGATCCTGGCTGGTGTTCTGCTCCGGCGTTGCCCATGCGCGCCATGTGCGGGACGCCATCCGCGAGCACGGCTTCTCCGCCGAGACCGTCACAGGTGACACGCCCGGCCCAGAACGCGATGGCATCCTGACCGCATTCAAGGCCGGAAGGCTGCGCTGCGTCACCAACGCCAATGTACTCACCACCGGCTTTGATGCGCCGGGCACTGATCTGATCGCGTTACTGCGCCCAACCAAAAGCGTCGGGCTCTATGTTCAGATGGTCGGTCGCGGCACGCGCCTTGCCGAGGGCAAGGATGACTGCCTGGTGCTGGACTTCGCCGGCAACACCGCACGGCACGGCCCGATCGACACGGTGGATGGCCGCAAGAAGGAACCCGCAGAGGACGGCAAGGCGCCGATCAAAACCTGCCCCGAATGCAAAACCATCAACCACGCGAGCGCGCGGCACTGCATTGAGTGCGACTATGAATTCCCACCGCCGGTGGTGAAGGTGGCGCCAAAGGCGGCGTCGGACGCGCTGCTGTCCACGCAGATCCAGGCGGCCTGGTGCGACGTCACTGATATTGGCTACGCGCGCCACGAAAAGCCCGGCAAGCCGGCGTCGCTCCGCGTCACCTATGAATGCGGCCTTATCCAGCACAGCGAATGGGTGTGTTTCGAGCACACCGGATTTCCCCGCGACAAGGCGTTGTCCTGGTGGCGGCGTCGTGCGGGCAATCTACCACCCCCAATGACGGTGAATGAGGCGCTAGCCCAACAGCACCATCTGCGCCGCCCCATCGCCATCCAGGTCCGGCCCACCGGCCAATACACCGAAATCACCGCCGTGAGGTTCATGTGAAATGCGCTGCCTGTCGCCTGCGCACTGCGCGCTGCTTTGGCTGGTTCGATCCGCGGCGCAAGACCGGCGCTCCGCGCTTTGTCTGCTCCATGCGCTGCATGCATGCCATGCGCCGGAGGTGGGGCGTGATTGATCCCGACGAACACGAAATCGCTGCCATCCAGGCCGCGAGCCCCATGGCGGGCGAGTATCTGGAAAGCATCGGTAAGACCGATCTTGCGGTGCTGAGCGATGCCGAATGGCTGACGCTGCTGGAGGTAATCGTCACCGCCTATCAGGACGCGTTGGCGCAACGCCTGGATAGCGGCAGCCATCCCGCACCGCCTCTGCCAGGGAGGGCCGCATGAAGGATTCCATGGCCCAATTCGGCGCGCGCCTGGTGGATAATGGCTATCCGGTCATTCCCATCATGCCGGGCGCCAAAGTGCCGGGCCACTTCCGCAAAGGAGCCTGGGCGGCCTATCCGGATTGGACGCGGCATTGCGATCGGGCGACCAAAAGCTTCGAGATAGACATCTGGCGTCGCTGGCCCGATTGCGCGGTGGGCATCGCCTGCGGTGCGGTGGTCGGCATCGACATTGATGTGCCTGATGCCTCGGTCGCGGTCGCGCTCACCGATTTGGCCAAGCGCATGCTGGGCGAGACGCCATGTCTGCGTATTGGCCAGGCGCCGAAGCGCCTGCTGGTCTATCGCGCGGCAGAAGCCTTTCGTGGGCGCAAGCGCCATCCGCTGGAAGTGCTGGCACGCGGCCAGCAATTCGTCGCCTACGCCATCCATCCCGTCACCGGGCAGCCCTATGCCTGGCCAGAGGACGGCCTGACCGAAACACCGCTTGCCGACCTGCCCGAGATAACCGAAGCGGCCTGTGACGCGTTCCTGGACGCTGCCTGGGACATGGTGCCGGCGGCGCTGCGCAAGACCACGCTGAACATGGATAGCCCGAGCGACACCTGGCGCGGGCCATCCGATCCGCGCGGCACCCCAGAAGCCGTCGCTGCCGCGCTGGCCTATCTGCCGAATGATGATCTGCCGGGAAATGAATGGATCACCATCGGCGCCGCCATCAAAGCCGCGATTGGCGAGGAGGGCCGCGACCTTTGGATTGATTGGTCACGCAATGCGAGCAAGTCCGGACAATCGGGCCGCAGCGACACACCAGAGCGGCGCTGGGCAACACTCAAGCCGCATAGCGCAGGTGCGGGCAAAATCTATTGGCTGGCGGAAAAGCGCGGTTGGAATCCACCGCCAGAGA